ATGCCATTTTTTATTTATTTTTCATTGCAAGTCTTTCTCTCATCACATCAGTTGGGATGTCAGAGATTTCATAGTAACGATTTAAGATGTGACCCATATCTTCATATAACGCATGTAATCTTTCATCCATTGCTTTTGCTTCTACTGAGAATTTATCAAATTGCTTACCCAACTTATCCAACTCACTCATATTTCTTTTTACAGTCTGAGCATCGAACCAATCGTTAGCTTCTCTTAAAGATAATTCTTTTGCAGCTTCAACAATTGCACCTAATGTATTTGCAACTTCAGTCATATCTGAATTACGTTTCATTTGGTCTTGGAAAGTATTATAAGTAGATATAATTTCTAAGAAGTGTTTTTTAACTTCTAAAGATAATTTTCTATCAGGCTGCTCTAAGTTCTCTTTAATAGAAAATTTACCATCCTTAATCTTTACCTCACTAAGTGCGGTTTTACGGATGTCATTATATCCTTTAGCTACTTTAGTTGCACCTTTAGGTTGCTCCACATTCAACTTAAATTTGTTGTTGTGTACATAGCTGTATATATCAAAATTCTTGCTCATCTTATGCTATTTCAGTTATTATTTCTCTCATTAAATCCTGTGCTTTGCAGTATTCACCACAAACATCAGTACCAATATTTTTTAGTGGATTTACAGACTCATTCATTGGGACCATAAATGCACCATGTGTAGATGGGTTAGAAACGAAATCCCAACCAATCAATTCAAAATCTTCTTGTACTTCTACTTTATTACCACTTAAAGGTCTAGTAGAACCCATACCTCTTGATGAAATACCCAAAAGGATACCTGCTTTTAATAATTCTTTTAGGATATTACCAGATGGTGTTCCTAAAATTTCTACAGTACCACATAGGTCATCACCTTCCCACCAAATCTCTTTGATGTTGTGAGATACATTCTTTAAATTAATAACTGTAGAATCTGGGTGGTCTAATTCTCCCAATGCTCTACGTTCTTTAATAAATTGAAGATATTTTTTAGCCTCTCTTTCTAAGATTGGTCTTGGATACACTCTACCATTTTGGTTTTCAGCACCTGCTCTTTGCAGAACGCCTTTTACCATAACTCTCCCACCCTCATCTTCTTTGAGTTTACCTTCAAATAATTGTGTTTCTATTAAAAGAGATTTCATTCTATATTACCATTTTTTCTTTTTAGCTTCATTCTTTTCGCCTTTACCACTCCAAGCGGCATCAACTTTATTAAAGAATGCTTTTTTCTCATCATCACTCATTTGAGATATTGATTTACCAGCTTTTTCTAAAGCCTTTTTGAAGAATTCTTGATAATCAGCTTCTTCTACCATTACTTCTTTTACAAGTTCTTTTAATCTTGCTCTTGTTATTGTTTCTTTGTGCATAGGTAATCCTTTGTGTTTTGTAGATGCAAAATCTTTAGCATCTGATTTTTTCATTGAATCTGCTGCTTTCTCAACTTCTTTGGATGGTGCTTCCATGTCTCCTTTTTGTACTGCATGAACCATACCCATAAATTTTTGTTGTGCTTTTGATACTGCTGGCATATTATAAAGTTCTTAATTTTTCAGTTATTCCCATTAACCTTTCTCTGATTTTGTATAAAGATGCGTTTGTTCTTTTCCAGTAATCTTCTTTTTTAAGACCATTTTCAGTCTTAATTTTAGAATACCAATTAACAAACTTCTCTATTTCAGAAAGTTGTTTATGTATATTAGAAACTCCTCTACCAACTTTTGCTCTTGGTGAAGATTCTTCTCTTTTTAATTCTAACCAGCGATTCTCAGCCATAATCATACCACTAATATCTGCAATTTCTGCACCAGGTTCTTTTTTAGCTGCTGTTGGTTTCATTGGTAACGCTTCATCTTTACTAGCAGGAATATCTCCCAAAGCCCAATCTTTTTCTCCCTCAACTACAGTAGCACCACTTATTTTTGCTAATTTTGCATTTTTACTAGCTACTTGAGATGGATGTGTGAATGGAGAAGATGCGCTACTTGTTAATCCTTCTTCCAAATCATTAACCACAGTACCACCTGCAGCTTGTGCTAATCTTTTATTTTTCTTTGCAGTTTGACCAGGCTTTGCAAATGCTGCTGGTGTGTTATACCCTGCAACATTTCCAGTCACACTCATTTCATCCAATGTTCTTTGAATGTTTCTTTCTCTAACGTACTTACGGATTGCTTCTTTTAATCTTGCTTCCATTATTTTACTTTAGATTTAAGTTCTTTTATTAGCTCATAAGAAAGCATAATAGATGAAACTTGAGAATCGGATACAGTCTTTCCAATTTTCATTTTATCTAAAACGGAAATAGTTTCTGATAATTTAATTTGTGTAACTTTATCTGTTAATTTAGATTGGATAGATTTTAATTCTTTAACTATGTTTGGTAATTCAACCGCAACATAATCTTTGAATTTGGTAGTGTTAGTAATGTTATTAATATACTCTTTCAATAAATTCTTTTGAGATTCATCCAAATTTGTGTATTTTTTATTGAAAGTTTCTACAAGTATTTTGTAGGTAAGTAATCTAAGGTCTTTGTCTTGTTGTTTATAAGTTTCAATCAACTTTTTATCTTCCGTTGGTTTAGTTAATTGAGCGGGTTTTGAAGTAATATTTTCGATTAGGGTAATCTTAGAATTAAAAATATCTTTAATATCATATCCTTTTGCTCTCTTAGATTCAAATACTTTATAGATAGATGCTAGGACTTTATAGTTAGAAATAGGTGATGATAAAAAATTATCTAAATCAAATTTTGTGGAAATTTCTTTAATAAGATTATATTTTTCCTTTGATAATATAGATTGATTCAATTTAGCATGCGCATCACATACAGTTTCAACCAATTTATCTGCTTTTGTTTCAGAATTATATTTTTCTTTTAACAAAATGTCATATAGACGTAATTCTTTGTTCAATTCTGTGTTTGGTGCAAAGAATTCTTTTACAATATTTTTAGCGTTTTCTGTTTTATCGCCATTAAGAACTTCTAATGTTATTTGTCTTACCAAAAGCTCAAATAACACTCCAGTATTCTTAAACTTTGAGTGTTTAATTTTTTTCATTTACTTACCCTATATTTATTCTACCCTATAAACTAACACATATAAATATAAACAAATTTTTCTTTATTAAATTTTAGTTTCATCTAATAAGTTTTTTTCATCAAGCATACCCGATTTTTCAATTAAAACCTTCTTTTTTGATGAAATTCCATTTATATATTCTCGTGCTAACTTTTTAGCGTTTGTGTTTACTGCTCTGTCTTCTCTCTTTCTTTCCTTCTCATTTTCTATATTACCCAAAGGGTCTCTACCATATGGATGCTTATCTTTACCATAAGTATTTCCTTCTTTTGGTCTTCCAACTGCCCTATTTAATTCAATTTCAGTCTTTAATTTACTAATTTCTTCTTCCACATTTTGTTGTTGTGGTGGATTTGCTGGGTCCTGTCCTTGTTGCTCTATTGATGTATGTCTGAATCTATCTTTAAGGTCTAAGATTACTTTAGCTCTTTCAATATCAATTTCATCTTGAGATAATCCAAAGATATTGTGATAAGCCCAATCCGATGATAACATATTAAGTGCTTTTGCATCTGATGCCAATCTTACCTTTTCAGACCATAAATTAACCTTTTCTTGTTCATAAATTGTGGAAGCGTTTGTCAAACTTAATTCAAAGTTTGTCATTTCAGAGTCTTCTATACCATTTGCTGCTAAGTGAACTACTGCAATTTTTGCCAATTCACTAACAACTGTTCTTTGAATTCTTTCAATAGTTCTTGCAAAACGAACATCTTCTGCAGCTAATGTAGCTTTACCATTAACATTCTCATCATAAGATAAGTAAGCCTTTGGTACTCTTAATGCTGCAAATAATTTATTTTTTAAGTAATCAATATCTTCAATTGCTGCGTAATCCAAACCTGCTAAGTTATCAATATTAGTACCACTATCACTACCACGAACAGGTAAGAAAAAATCTTCAGTAAGGTTTTGGATATTATATTTTAAATTGTAATCACCAGTATTTTTATCAACAAATGGAGTTTTTTTCATTTTATTGATAATCTTTTGCATATAGTTATCCACTTCTTGCGGTGGAATGTTACCTATATCAATTTTGAACACTCTCTTTTCAGGTGCTCTCATAATACGATGGATTAACATCGCATCTTCCATCAACGATAATTGTTTCCAAATTCTTCTTGCACCCTCAATCATTGATTTACCATAAGGTAGGAAGTTCGTATCTGATAGCATTCTGAAGTGAGCCATTTCATATTGTTCATACTCTCTTTTACCAAATCTATCCAATTCAACCTTATACTTTACATAATCAGGATTGTGTGGGTCAGTACCTTCTAATCTCTCCACATTATATGTTGAGTGTGGTGCTACGTTGATAATACCTTTACCAGGCATAATCTCCAATGCTAAGAAAGCATCACCATATTTTACTAAGTTTCTAATCCAAGGCCATAAGTTAAACTCCACATTCATTATATCATAGAATAAATTGTGAAGCATCTCTCTTACGTTCTCATTTGTGGATTTGATTTGAAGTACATCACCATATTCATTCTTTGTTGTACTTTCATCCGCATATATATCTAAAGCAGAGCCTATAATTGGGTCCATATCCATAGCATCATAATCTCTAAAAAGTTCTCTACGAACTTGATGATATGCCATTGATTGAGCACCCTGATGAGTTTCAAAGTATGAACGCTGTAGTTTTGTATATCTATCTCTTAGGTTTACAAAATTTGTATTTGCTTGTCTATCTTCAACATCCACTACTCTACGTTTACCATCTTTATCAACGGTTACGATTGCGTTTGTTGAAAATAGTTTTTTTAGTCTCCCAAAGAAACTCCTATCGTCTTGAAATTGTTCTGCCATAATTTATTTTACCATTTTCTACAAGACCAATATCTTGCTTTTGTTCTTGGACCCGGATTATCACAATTATGTCTTGCTCTGAAAGATTTTCTTCTTTCTGGATTAGACTTCTTAATTCTCATATTTGGGTCACCAAAGTTTACCTTAACAACTTTTCCAGTTTTTGGGTTTTTAACATAAACTTTAAATTTTTTAACATCACCTCTCATTGGTTTACCAAGCTTTACTTCTCTACCTTGGTATTCAGCCTCATAAACACAATTACAATTAGCTTCATCTAAAGATTGTGAATATGATTTAAGATATGCTATGAAATCATCCATATCTTCCTGCTCTACATCCAATTCATCATAATCATCAATTGGATTATCAGCCGGTTGGTCTCCTTTTTGGTATGCTTTGTCTACATACTCATCTTCTTTTAGGATATTTGTTAATTTAATCATTTTGGTCTCCTTTTTGTATTTTGACATATACCATAAATATCAATAATTATCAAAACACCTACATTTTACAACCATTGGGTTAAATCTTCAAAGTCATCACCAATTCTCATCTTCCAAGGGTTATCATCCCTATCGGATGGACCATATACTCCTTCATATTGCTGATTTGATGAAATACCACCCAAAGTTCTTTTAGTTAAATCAATACCTTCCTGTCTTAAACGAAGTGCAGTATCTCTAACCCACAAACCAATTGATAATGCCATTGTTAAGTCATCATTATAACTTTTCATAGCTTCTGCTCTACCATTAATGAATATAAATGTAAATAACTCATCTATTAAACGATTAGAACGTATTGTAACTGCTTTTTCTCTAAAGTACTCATCTAACTTTGAAATTATAAGAGGTCTAGTTTTAGAAGTAGTTGAAAATCCAGCTACCATTTGTCTTTCATCTGCTCTATATTTATTTCTCATTTGATGTTCAACATCCACATACTTTAAATCCTTACTCATATAGAATAAGTTTTTATAACCTCTATCAATTACTTGTTGAATTGCGGACCATCCTATGTTTGCATTTTCTATTACAAGTAAAGCATCATTGTATTCAGTTGAAAGATTTGTTAAAAAGTTTCCAAAATCTTTTGTATCCATTTTACCTTTATATTCTGCAACTTGTGTTGCATTTACTATATCAATAACGTGACAAGCCGAATAATCGGCACCATCACCTCTAGCAACGTCCGCTACAACCATATAAGAACCATTTGCAGTTGGATATTCCCATCTCCAAAGGTTTCCATCAAATCCAGTCTTTTCAATTGGGTCTTGGCAATATGTTTCTTTATAAAACATTAATAATTCTGGGTCAATAACTGTATCACCAGAAGATACGAAGTCACAATCACATTCTTGTGCTGCTTTCTTTTGTCCTAATAGTTTTTCTTGCTCATCTCTCCAAGCCTGTCCTCTTTCAGGGTGAACAGTCCAATGGAGTTTAATTGTATTAAATGGATTTTGTCCTTCTTCTGCACCTAACCAAGTTTTATGAAACCAATTACCCACACCATTAGGAGTAGAAAGTGCAATACAACTACCACCCGTTGATAAGGTAGATTGTGCCGCTACCCAAATCTCATCAATATCATCAATGAATGCAGCCTCATCAAATATAAGTAAGGAAAGTGCTTCGGAACGTCCTGCATCCGGAGAAGATGCAATAGCCTTAATTTGAGAACCATTTTGTAAACGAAGTGAAAGTTTGTTATCTTCCAAAGAACCACCTTTTAACCAACTAGGAAGTAATTCATGCATTACTCTTACCTTAGTTACTAAGTTTTTTGCTACATCTTGCTTTGTTGCAATAACCAATACGTTAAAGTCAGAATTGAATATCATTTTCCAAAGTGCATATCCAGCTGAAAGAGTTGAGATACCAGTTTGACGTGATTTAAGAACTATATTAAAACGATTATCTTTAAATTCAGTTAATGTTTTTTCCTGAAATGGGAAAAGGTGAAAAGGTATCTTACCTCTCACCGGGTGCTGAATCATACAATATTTCTTCATAAAGTGAATCGGGTCTACCGCACACTTTTTGTATTCTTCCGCTATTATCTCCTTTAATGATTTTTTTTGTGTTATTCCTAAATTTTGGGCCATCTTAATCTATTGGAGCTTTTACTAAATCATAATTTTTATCTTTCAATTTATCCCAAGCTTTATTTCTTAATTGTTTAGCTTGTTGAATTTCTTCTTCATATCTAGTAATATCTGCAAGTATTTCTGCCTTTAATTCATCTACATCTTTTTCCAATACCCACTTTTCAATTTTACCATCTTCATGTACAAATTCATATTCTTGCTTAGCATCTGTATATGCTTGATTTAGTTTTGCAATTAAATCTTTTCCGTAATCAATTATATTAGAATATATTTTATAATCTTCATATTCTTGCCACAAACCATCTATTTTAATTATAGTTTCTTTTTTAGCCAAACAAGTTGCACAAAATCCAGTTTTAGAAATAAGTTTTTTATCAGCTCTACTTAATTTAATAGTATTACAATCTCCAGCAGAACAACTGTTTAATTTATCTAAATAAGCTCTAACCTCAGCCATAGTTTCTGAGTGTTCATTTATTCTAACCTTTCCGTATTCTTTTTGTTCCCAAGTTTTACCTTGAGAATCAGTCCAAATTTCTCCTACTTCTTTTTTACGATTGTTTTCTTTTGCAGATTCTGCGTTAGCGAAAGATATTTGAGTATCTTTTTCATAATCACCACCAGTAAGCACCATATTTACCAACTTTCTACGAGTTGGATGCATAAACTTTTTTTGAAATTCTTTTGCCATATTAATTATGATATATTCGTATATATAAGTATATCAAAATTAAATAAAACAATTATTTACCAGCTTTTTTTATTAAATTAATTGCAGCTTTCTTTACTGGTGATTTATCATCGTATCTTAATGCCGATTTTACTTTAATTTGTCTACCAGTTTCAGGATTTTTAATTTTAGTATCTAATGCTTTTTGTACCGCTTTTTTGTTTTTTACCGGTATTTCTTTTCCTTTTACAGAAGGAGTTTTTTCTTTTTGAGCTTTAGCTTTTTCAGATTTTTTAGTTGTAGATACTATTTTTTGGAATATTTCTTTATCAAATTTAGGATACACCTGTTTGAATATTTGTAATTTTTCCTTTGGTGTAAGTTTATCACTACCAAATGTTGCTCTTAATTGAGTACCACTAATATTTTTTCCATTTACAGTTAGTTGCATTTCAGGAGCTACAATATAATATCCTTCATCTTTATACCCTTTACGAGTTTTATCATTTGTTTTGTCAAAGTTTTTAAAATACTTTCCGCCCTTATCTAATCTTTCCGCATCTTTTTGAGATACAGCTGTTACATATTGGGTATCTTCCGGCATTTTATTAAGTATTTCTTCTGGTGCGTATGGGTTTTTAACTTGTACAACTTTATTAGAAGGAATACCAAACATTTTAGTTATAATAGATTTTTTCTCATTAAAACTAAATGGTGATTTTGTTGGCTCGGTTACATTAGAAGTTCCTATATAAACATTTTCTTTTCCAAATCTATCTACTAAATGTTTGTAAATACTATAATGTCCTTGATGAAATGGTTGAAATCTTCCACTAAAAATTGCTATTGGTTTTTTAGTTGATTTTTCTTCTTTCTTAGGTTTATCGAATTTAAATGTTCCATTAATTTGATTAATAGGTGCAAATGCTCCGGTAAATTTATAAGGTTTACCACCATACTGAAATACAATACCTTCAGATGGTACAATCTTATCCATTCCAATAGAATTTAATCTTTCTAATTCGATTTGAAGTTTTGCAATTTTATCAGTATCTTTACTATCTTTAATTGCTTTTATTGCAGTTAAAGTTTCTTTTTTTAATTTATCACCAGCTCCCGGATTGTTTGATGCTAAAAAGTTTGTTACTCTTTTTAATGTTTGTGCACCAACATTTAAAAATACATTTTCAACAGGTTTAATCATTTGTTTTTGAGCAGATACTAATTTATTATCTTCAAAATTTTTAAACCATTTTTTAGATTCATCATTACCAAAATTCTTAACACCAAAAGATTTATCACCATCAGCCCATCTTTTAATTAAACCTTTCTTTTCAGAATTTGAAAGTTTTATTCCTGTTGATTTTACTTCTGAATCTATTTTATTTTCCCACCATTTTTTTCTATAATCTTCTAATTTAGATTTATCACTTAAACCATATTGTTTTTGTAATTTAGAAAGTTGTTCTGAATATTCTTTTGCTTTTTTCTCAAATTCTTTTGAATCAGCATCGCTAAATGTAATTGTTTTGGGCCCTTCAATTCCAAATGTTTTTTGCTGAGATGCTCCTACTTTTTGTACTGCTGATGCAAATTTGTTTGCATCATCTGTTGAACGCCCTACCTCATTACCTTCTTTATCATATTGAATCGTATTGTGCATTATCAATACACTTTTATCATAAGGAATTACATTTGTAGTATCAGGTAGTATGATTTCTAAACTCATAAATTTAGAACCATTTCCAAACATTTGTTTAACTTCTTTATCACCCAATTTAGTTACAGCTGTATGTAAATCTTCTGCTGCTCCACTAAATGCTTTTTCAATTCCACCTCTACCAGCAAATTGCTTTGTAATACCATCCACATCTAATGCATTTTCTCCACTATTCTTAACATGTCCTTTATTTCTTGCAAAAACAATTTTACCATTCTTAACACTAAATGCAATATTTTGCCCATCTAATTTTTCACTAACAGGTCCTTCTTTATCCAAACCACCAATCAATCCTCTATTAATCATTTCTTTCATATCAGAGAATTTTAAATCAGCATCTTCAAATGGGTGTGCTAAATGACCTGCTGCACCACCCTCTAAAAGTAAACCTTCCGTTATTGCTTTTTTCTTAAATTTATTTATAGATTTATCATACGATTCCCACCCCTGTAAATTATTTAAATCTAAATTTTCATCAGATGTAATATCCACATCCTCACCACCAAACATACCAGGTACATTAAATCCCACTTGATGGTCTAAAGAACTTACTTCTTTTAATTTTTTATCTCCTTTAAGAAAATCAGCTGGGTTTTTTAGACCTGTTTTTAATATACGATTGTATTTGTGTGTTTTACCATCAGTTTGATTATCAATTGGTAATTTTTGGTCTACTGCTCTTTTCTTTTCAAATTCAGATGGAGTTTCGTGATATGTATTCCAACCTTCTAACCCATCTAAATAATAACTCTCATTATCATAATCTTCCCAAGTACCATTCCACATAGTACCAGTTGTTGCGTTTCCATCATTATAAAATGCACCATTTGCTGTTGCTTCTCCTAATTTTTCAATACTTGCTAATTTTTCGTAGTAGTTAATATCTTCCCACAAATGGTCCATAGCTATTTCAGTTGCAATACGAACATCGGTTGTATGTTCCATTTCAATTTTAATACCTTTTAATAATTTAGGTTTTATATATTCTTTTGCAAATTGTTTTGGGTCATAGTATCCTTTACTATCCCATTTCTTAGCCAAATCAATTAGGTTTTTACCCTGAGCTAATCCACCAGGTATTTTGTCTTCTTTTACAGGCTCATACCCTCTATCTTCGTTATCGTTTTTATGCGTTTGATGTCCAGGCCCATGTTTTTCGGTATCATCAAAATCAATAGTATCCTTTTCCGCATGGTGTCCCATATCAGGAGCGTTCATAGATAATTTATGATGATGTAAAAAATTATGGTCTATTCTACCATCTGGTTTATGTGTTTTAGAATTTATTTTTTCTTCAACTTTTTCATATTCATCACTACCATCTTTGTCCAACTTAGATTTTAATTTTTTAACATCTTTTGGATTTGGTGCACCATTGATGTATCCACCAGGTAAACTTAAACCAACACCAGCACCACCTGGCAATCCCATTTCATCTAAATGCGAAAAGCGGCCAGATTGGATATCAAATAATTTATCCAATTCTTCCGCTTTTCCTAATATTGTTTCTACTAAAAATTTTGCTAATCCTTTCATATAGTTTTCTTACTATATAAATATTAGGATTACTCTTTTACAACTTTCATACCAGTTGAACCATCAGGCATTTGTTGTTGCTGTTGATTTCTTTGCATTTCTGCTAGTTGTTTTCTAGTTGGTGCACCTGGTTGATACTGAATTGTTCCGTTTTGTATATCAATTCTTCCCTGTGGGTATTTATCATCTAACCCATCAATTATTTCTCTTAATTGTGCGTTTAATGCTTTGAATTCATCTTCGCCCTTTTCCAAAAAATCATCCATTCTAACTAATTCATCATTAATTTCCTTTTTACGAATATGAATTTGTCCAAATTCAACAATGATTGATTGAATTCTTTGATTCAATTCATTAATTGATTTTAAAACATCCGCATCTATTTTTGCGGTTTCTATTGTAATTTGTTGTTGTTGCGGTACATTATCTAAACCTGCCATAAATTTACGTTTTTATTGTTTATATATATAACTATATTATTTTTTATTTTTTAAATACAGAAACTCCCTTTTCTTTTACAACCTCACCAGCACAGTAATTAGCCCAATCAATAGATACACCAATATCTTCCGAATCTAAGTATCTAGCCACAAACCCTGCTACAAACGTATCACCAGCTCCACTTACATCTGCATTTTCCACTCTTTCGGTTTTATAAACTTTACCTTTATATGCAGCTCCACTACCATCTAAAGTAGTAATAATTTTATCATCTAACCATTTTTTTTCTAATATGATATCGTGATTAGTTTGAGCTTCAAATCGGTTAAGTTTTATAAAAGTAACATCTCTACACCAATCTCCCAAATGTTTTTTAGTATCTAATATTACTAATCTATGTAATTTAGAAATTTGAGCTATATCTTCTTCTGTTAAAAATCCTTTACAATAATCCGATATTATTATAGCATCATATTGAATGGTATCTGGTAAATTAAAAATATCAATTCTATCAACAGAATCATTTTCATCTACTCTCAAATATAATTCATTTGTTGTTTCATCAACATAACGAGTTTTTGTTATATCACCATTATCAGAAAATATATCCACATCAATACCCATAGATGATAAATTAAGAGCGGTATTTTCTGCCATACCTCTACCATAAATTTCTTTTGTTGGTTCAAACACAGGTCCTTTTCCTTCTGGTGATTTTCTTTTAGTTATACCATAAATGAAAACATCAGTACAAGTCTCTCCAATTACTAAAACTTTATTTCTTTTTTTCATCACCTAATATTTTTGTAGTACTAATTCCTTCTACTTTTTCAAAAAAATCTATCTTTGGTACATATTCAACACCAATTATTTCGTGATATTTGTAATCATTCCCAATCACCATAATATCAGGCTCCCATTCTTTTATTCTTTCTACCAATTCATCATCATTTCCAAAAGACACCACAGATTCAACACCATTGATAGCGGATACAAACTCCATACGGTCAACCAACGTATTGAACGGCCTTCCCATTCCTTTTTTTGAACGAACTCTTTCATCCGTGTCAATCCCCACTCGTAAGGTGCCCAAGGATGCAGCATGTAACAACAACCTGATATGACCAATGTGTAAAACATCAAAAGTTCCATTTACCCAAATTTTTTTCATTATAAAAATTTCTCCAACTCTTTAATTACCATTTCAGAAGTAATTGATTTGGTACATTCAAATTGTCTTTCAGTTCCTTTGTGGTCTGGACACCAATTCCAATCTCCCGCATCCAATCTTAATCTATTAAAACATCCTTCACATTTTCCTTTTGGTGCTGCTATTCTTATACAATCTTGCATTTCTGCCCAATCATATGAAAATCCACTTATCAAAACAGTTGGTACATTTAATCCCCAACTTAACCAACTTAATCCACTACCAATACCAATAAATGCCTTTGATTTTAACATCTCATCCATAACTAATTCTATTGGACCGTTTGGATGTCTAACTATACCAGAAGGTAATTGATTTCCCATATAATTTTCACCTTCTTTGGAAAGAAGTTTTACTGTATAACCTCTATGATTTAACCAATTAACCACATCTTGCCAACCTGTTGGGTTATTCCAAAATTTTGATTGTGCTGTCCCATGTATTCCTATACAAACTTGTTTTAAATTTGGCTCTATATATGGTTTCCTTTCTTTTAACTTTGGGCGTATTTCTTTGTATTCTAATCCTAAAATATCAGAACACATTTTTTGCATCGTTTGTGTTTTAGGGTCTATTGGATTTTTATAAATGTTAATAGTATTATCTTCATTATAAAATAAACCAATTGCATACATTGCGTACAAATTTTCTACATTTGTACCAGGAGTAACAAATTCTATACTAGGATATTTTTCTTCAAACATAGAATTCATAAATGTTGAAACAATCATTTTACAATTATGAATTTTACCAAATTCTTCAACATAAGGAATCCATGCTAAACTATCTCCCAATGCTTTTGAATCTAACGCAACATATATTCTTTTATTGTTTGCATTAAAAATATGTTCCCACCAAAGTTTACCTTCTTCATAAATTTCAATTCTCCATTCAATAAAATATTCAATACTACATTTAGTCCACATATTATTTGAAATATCTGAACTATATAATAGTCTTCCGTTTTTATTATTAAAAAATTTAACTTGGTATTTTGCTTGTTTGTTACCTTTTATTTCTAAAAAAGCACCTCTAACAAAATGAAAATAAACTTTATTATCAACGTTAGCTTTGTTATTTAAATTTTTAACTAAATTATCGTATATCATTAACTCCAAGTTTTAACTGTCAAATCTAATAATGAAAATCCTTCTGCCTGCTTACTATACATTTTATTGGTTGTATAACGTTTCATAGGATGATGATAAAATACATGATTATACCAAAGGTCACCAACATCCCAACCACAATCTTTTATTCTATCCATCCACCAACTTTTAGTTCTGTTTGGAATTAAATAACAATGTGCCAAATCTTGTGCATGTCCTGTTTGTGAAAACAACTCATCTATTTTTGTTCTTTCTCTAGAAGGATTATTTGCAAAAGATATAAAATATGCATCATTTAATTCAGACATAAAACATGCTTTATGTACAACATCTACAAATTCTTCTAAACCAGTATAGATAAATGCATCAGCTTCAAATATTAAAGTATAATCAAAATTTTCTTCGTCAATTGTTTCCAATGCGTTTCTATGTGCTAAATAACAACCATAATGTCTACCAGTCATCCAACCTAAACCAGCACCAGGGTATATTTCACCCGGCTTATTATCTTTACTAATGTGCTCAGGTCTTCTACAATTTTCAGCAGGTGGTATTCCTTCATACACTTCATTTATTATTGGTTCATAATACATACCATAATTGGTAAGTTGCTGAATTGATTGAATAGATACCCTTTCTCTCATATCATCGGGTCTAGTCAACATATGTTTAATTTGTATTCTAGGTTTTCTTCTTATAAATGAACGAAATCCTTGCTGAAATTGTCCGTAGAAAAATTCATTTGCTGCTCTACCAACTCCTTCAAATACACCAAAGTCATCACCAGAAATATAACCACCTGGTTTTATTTTTTTATACCATATGTTTAAATCATCTAAAACTGCTTCATATGAATGCCCAGCATCAATCATTATAAAATCAATACTATTATTTGAAAAGCAATTTGCTGCATTTTTGGATGTATCTTTTATTAATTGAAAATTTCCGTAATTATTTGAAAGAACTGTATTATCTATAAATTCATAAAAAATATCCCCACTAAAACTATTTACTATTGTTTGATGTAATTGTTCATCATCAGTTCCTTTCCAAGTATCAATACTTACAAAATTAATTTTTTTACCAGACTCTTTTATTTTTGATGCTAAATAATTTGTTGATTTACCAAACCAAGCACCAACTTCTACAAATAAAGAATCATCACTAGCTGCATCTACAACATTATTGTATAATTCTTTATATGCAAACCAACCAGGTATTTCATTAAATTCAGGTTGTAATTTTTCTAATATAATTCTTTTAGTAACTTTTAAATCATCATCAATATAAGATACCAATGGATTATTATCGTATGTATCTAAAAAAGTATATAATCTTCTAAAAATACAAGGCATATTATAAGATAATGCCTCTTTAAGTGATAGTGGATTTAATTCTAATTTAGATGAAAAATAAAAAAGGTCACATGCTTTATAAAATAAATCAGTATCGGTTCTTTCACCCCAAACAATACAATTTTCAGGTTTAAATTCCATTAATGGTTTCCAATAATTTTCAAAATTCATAGCTTGATTACCAACAAAATGAAATTTAATTTTATATTTTTCTAATTGCCTTGCTATTGAAAATATTTCTCCTTGATTTTTGCCAGGTGAAAATAAACCTACCATTAATACGTGTTTATATGATGGGTCTAATCCTATTTCTTTTTTTGCTTCATTTTTATCAAATGTATAATTTTCTATTGGATATTCCCACAAATCAGTTGGAACTCCTAAATTAGCATCATCAAATCTTTGCTTACTCCATTTAGAAACTAAAACGTATTTATCAGGTTGATAAACGATTTCAGAAGGATTTGTTAATGAACCATGTGTTGTACAAATTATAAAGTATTTTCTTTCAGATGAAAATAATTTTTCTACAATATCAATTGGTAAATCATACTCTGGTATTTCTTGGAAATGTATAATATCGGGTTTAAACGTTCTTATTACATCGAATATTTCTTTTTTATTCTGTCCAAGTGTATGTAAAGGTACTAAAGATTTTATTCTATTTTTTTGAACTACATACGCATCACCACCACTATTATTTATTTCTACAACTTCAATTTGAAAATCATTCTTAAAATGTTCAATTTGCTTATATGTGTATTGTGGTTGTCCACCCGTAGATAAGTGTGGACACACATAGAGTAACTTCTTTTTTGACATAATTTTATTATTAAAACAAATATACGAAATTATTTCGTATTTTCAAAATTTATTTTTCGTATATTACGATACCATCAACTAAATCAACCTCGCCATTTGGATATTTTTTTTCCAAATCGTTTAATTTTTCATTTAGTTCGTTTGTAATTGTCAAATATTGAGATTCTAATGTTTCCATAGCAGAATTCATTTGTTTTAATTCTAAATGTATTTGACCAATACTTAAAACTAATTCTGTTTGTTTATTTCTCAATTCTTTAAGTCTATCTATTAGAGATTGCTCTAATTTTTCGGTATGTTTTTCCATATTATTGTTTGTATATAAATATATATCAAAATATTAAGAATTCAATTTATTTTCCAAATCTTTAACTTTTTTGGTTAATTCTTGAACAGCTTTCCATAAAATAAATACCAATTCTCCTTTACCAATACCAGATGTTAAATATTCTTTTTCACCATCAGGATCATTTGGGTCTTTTGGAAACCAATCATAATCTACCCAATCATTAAATCCTGCATCTTCTAATTCTTCGGCAATTAAACCGACCTGTTTAGCTGGCGTTTCTTCGTTTCTATCAACTTCCCAATAATAGTTTCTTACAGGAACTTGTTGTATTGCATCTAAAATATTAAATTCAGGTTGCCAATCGGTAATATCAAATTTAAATCTTCTAGCAGATGTATTTCTACCAATATACCAGTTAGTTAAAGATATTTCCAACCCTCTAATAGTACCGCCACCAGCACCACCTAAGTTTTGAAGATACACACCCGGAAAACCACCTTGATTATACAATCTACCTGTGTTACTTCCGGCAGTCCAAACAACATTACCAGAACCGATTTCAACATTGTTACCATTTGTATTAATTTTACCAGTTCCAGCTGCTACGTTTATAGAAGTACCACTTGTTGTACCGGCTAATTGAATGAGTGAATTAGTACCATCTCCATTTAATTGAATAAATCCTTTACCATCCAGTATTGGAGTAGATGCACTATTTTCTCTTTTTAATTTAATATATCTATCAGTTGATGTTGCTACTTGAATACCATCGTTTGTCAATTCCACAACGTTTACATTAGATGTTGCGGATATTGATGGAGTTGTTGCGTTAAAATAAACATCAAAATATGCACCCATACCACCACCGGCATTATATTGGTAACCTTGGCAAACAAAAAATGTTTTAAAGGTATATGTTGTTGATGCCGCATTTGGTGGAGAGAATGCAAATGTTCCTGTAAATCCGCCGAAATTTGCTGAAGTATTATAATAACCACCATTCCACCAATCTGATGCTATAACAACTTCTGAAACTAATGTTGCCCCATCATAAATTCTATACCCCCAATATAAGTCCATATATCCTGACCTACCATACGCATCTATAACTAAAGAAACTGAAGGGTATATTACACTACTGTCAACGTAATAACCAGATGGTACAGTAAACGTTTGTCCACTACTTTCTACATCAATAGTCACTCCCACAGAACCAGCATAACTATTACTATAACTTAATGATTCCGCAGATAAACTAATAGATGAACCTGCTAAATCGGTTAATGCTCCATAGTTTACTTTAAGACGAGTTGTACCACTTTCTTTAATTGCTAAACCAGGTAATGATGGGTCAAAGAAAATTCTACTAGTACTATCTCTAAGATTTCCTGTATCCGAGTCTACAGTCCAGTTACCAATACTACCGCCACTTGCATTAATTGTACCGGCTATATTTGCGTTTGTTACAGCCAATCCAGAAGAATTTAAAGTAAAGCCAGGTCCAGTTAATTGTCCACCACCTAATGTAATTGTATTAGGAGATGAACCAACACTAACAGTTCCAGTAAATGTACCACTTGCTCCAGATAAGTTTCCTTTAAAGTATGCGTTACCCGCACTATCAACTGCAAATCCTTGCGTTCTTATAGTACTACCAGCTAAATCTATAAATGTACCAGCATTTGAAAAGTTACCAGAACTATAAGAATAGTTTGTAGATGTAATAAGATTTGTTGCAACCATATTAGTCACAATTGCACCAGCCCCAATATAGGTTTGTGGCATTCCAGCTTCAATTGAATTAATAGCTGCCATAGCTCCTAACGAACCACTAAATATATTTAATGCACTAGTTGCTTGTGCTGCTGCTACATTAATAGATGTATATGAGCCAGA